ACTATTGGAAAACATTCCACAGCTACCAGCTACACAGACTTCACCATTTCAGTTAACTCTGGAAGCATGACTGGTGGAACAATTTATGTCTACGGATACAGGAAGAGCTAAGAATGACCGAACAATCTAAACCACTTATTCAGATAGACAACGAAGTTCGCGAAATGACCGAAGAAGAGTTCAAGGTTTACACTCAAGAACAAAACGCTTTCAAAGCCGAAGAAAAGGCTAAGGCAGACAAGCTTGCAGCTAGGCAATCGGCTCTTGCTAAATTGGCTTCACTAGGTCTTACAGAAGAAGAAATAGCCTCGTTGTAAAATGGCCGAGGAGAAAACAAGCTCGGTTCGCATTACTCAAGGGGACATCTACAAAAAGCAGCTCGAGCATGGGGACATTCTTATCAAGGTTCTCGAGAAGCTAGATCACCTGGACGACGTGCCAGACCGCATTCGAGAAGTTGAGCTAACTCTAGCTAGACTTGCTTGGGTAGAAAAGATTGCTTATACCGGGCTAACAGCTTCGGTTGTAGCTTTGATTGGCTTACTAATAAACTCGATAGGAAAATAATGACCGCTTGGTATCCAAATGTATCTGCAGTAATCGATAACGGTTTTGGTGGATCTAGAGGTGGGCTCCCAATCAACGGAGCTGTTATCCATCACGTCGCCGGAACTAACGGTCTGAACTACGTTGCAAACGCTAACGTTAGAAACTCTCATCCGACTTACCACATCTCTAATTCTGGAGCGGTCACGGGGATTGTAAATCCTGCCAGGAGACCTTACTCAACAGGTGGAACCCCAGATCCAAGTGCAGTAGCTTTCGAGATTGATAACTCATCCGTAGGTGGAGACTGGCCTGTATCAGACGCAGCTGTAAATGCTCTTATTGATGTAATTGTTTACCACGCTAGTCAATCACCCAGGGCTGGAAATGGCTTTGCTCTAAACGAAAAATCTAGAGTTCAGTCCGAGTTCTTTATTGCCTGGCACTCTCAATATAAAGCGACAGCCTGCCCAGGACAATTCCTAACATCACAGCTCGACTACATCGTGAGCGAATGCAACAAGCGCGCTTCCGGTAAACCATCTAAACCTAGTAAACCCACAACTCCGACAGCTCCATCAAAGCCAAGACTTGGCAAATGGCTTAGAAACGGATCTACTGGAGACAATGTCAAATACTTACAGGCTGCTCTCGGTGGCTTAAAGGTCGATGGAATCTTTGGCCCAATTACCCAGGCTGCAGTTCGCAAGTTTCAGAAGCAACAAGGGATTCAAATTGACGGAGTAGTCGGACCACAGACTTGGTCAAGACTCTAATAATCGAAAGGCAAATTATGTTTAACTACAAACCAGAAACTCGCAAGGCAATCTACGGAGTTATTGCTTCGGTCGTTCCGCTTCTAGTAGTCCTCGGACTCATAAGCGAAGACCTAGCTCTTCCAATCCTTGACGTCGTAGCAGCTCTTCTAACCGTTGGTGGATCAGTTCTAGCAATCAAGAACGTCCCTACCAAGTAATGTCGTAACCGCTTACTAAAATAGCGGTCATGGAGATAACACAGAAAATCGAAGCCCTAAAAGCTGGAAGGTTCTTAGGCACGTTTGAGCATGGCTCTAAAGAATGGCACGAAGCCCGGAAGGGTATCGGCGGTTCTGACATCGCTTCCGTTATGGATCTAAACCCCTGGAAGTCTGCCTACACACTTTACTGTGAAAAAACCGGGCTAATCGATTCAAACATCGAGCCTTCTATGCCAATGAAACTAGGCACGGCATTCGAGCCAGTAATTAGGCAGCTATTCCAAGAAGCTAATTCAGATTGGCTAACCGTCCATGAGACCGGAACTTGGGCAAGCGTAGAAGACCCTAGATCCGTAGCTAACGTAGACGGAATAATCGAGTGGAAGAACGGCAAGCTATCCGTTCTCGAGATCAAGTTCACCCGGCAGTATTGGGATGAGCTTCCAGAACACTATAACCTTCAAGTTCAACATTACCTTTGGGTTCTAGGTCTAGACTCGGCTATGGTCGTAGCGGTCGCAGGAGGCGATTGGAAGGAGTTTGAGGTCGTTCGGGATGATTCCCTTATTGAGACCATAAAAACCCGCCTACAGGCGTTCTACGGCTTCCTAGACTCTAAGACAGCCCCAGACTACGACGGAAGTGAGTCTACTTATGAAACTGTAAGGGAGCTATCCGAAGGTATCGAGGAAGGAGAGCTAGAACTGGGATCTCTATACTCCCACCTTCTCCAGGCAAAACTTGAGTTCGACCAATGGGATAAACAATTTAAGGCACACAAGTCCGCGGTGCTTGCATTCATGAACGGGACTAAGTATGGTCTGTTTCAAGGTGAAAAGGTTATCGCTTTACAAGCCCGTAATGGCAAGCCATTCATCACATTCAAGTAGGAGGAAAAATGGGTTTCGACCTAAGCAATTACGAGCCAGTTTCAGAACGTATTCAGAAGTTCTGGAAGACCTATCCAAACGGCCGTATCATCACAGAAATCAAACTAATCAATGAGCAAGAAGTTGTAGTTCAAGCTTCGGTGTTTACTGATCGCGAAGACCCTAGACCTGCAGCCGTAGATTGGGCACAGGAGACTCGAGGATCTAGCAACATTAATCGTTCTTCATTCTTGGAGAACTGTTCAACTTCTGCCATTGGTCGAGGACTTGCAACTCTAGGACTATCAGCTTCAAAGAACCGTCCAAGTCGTGAAGAGATGATCAAGGCAACCAGGGACTCCCGGAACTACATCGAGGAGGCTTCGGAAGCTGCAGCCAATAACGATCTTGAAACTCTAAGGGTTATCTACAGCACGGCACAAAAGTCACAAGTTGATAACGATGTTCTCGAAGCAATCAAATCTCTCGCAGATTCGCTAAAGGCCAAGTAAATTGGAAAGGGCTAGAAGCCACAGAAAACTTCTAGCCCGACGCGAAAGCGTCACCCAACCACGATGGGCTTCATAATTATAGCCTAGGAAGGCGCAGGATGTCCTTAGAAGCGTTATCCGCAGTTCTGCACCACTCTCATAGCACTGGCACGTCTAGAGCCCTCATGGTCGCTCTGGCATGGCACTTAGGAGATGACCCAGAAGAGGGTTGTTATCCTTCACAAACTCGCCTGGCTAAATTAGCCGGGTGCTCCGTTAGACAAGTTCAACGCAATCTCCAGAAGCTAGTCGAGCTAGGGGAAATTGAAATGTCGCAGCATGACGGAATCGGGTATCGCTTCGACCGAATCACAAATCGATACTGGATCACTATTGATTGCTCCGAGGGATGTGACGGCACTTTAAGTCATAATCTACGGGGTGTCAAAAAAGGCAAAACGGGACGGCGTTTAAGACTAGTCGGGGTGTCACCCACGACGTCACGGGACGGCGTAGATGTCGCGTTAAAGTTAACTAATAATTAACTTAAACTTAAAAGAACACTAGAAGGGAAAAACACAGAATGGCACAAGTAACAATCTATGCAAAAGTAGCCGAGGTAGTAAACGAAGGTTATCCAAGACTTAGGGTCTGGGAGACTTACGACTTCAAAGGCGAACCACGCAATCGACTATGGACGGCTTGGTTAGATATACCTTGCAGCCTAAAGAAGGAAGACGAAGTAAAGATTCACGGCCACCTAAGCACTAAGGTCGGAACTTACAACAAACCCGGTCAGGAGACCAAGCAGGTAGTCGAGCACTCTTTGAACAACTGTGAAGTCGAACTCATAAGGGCTGCAGAACAAAAGACTCCAATACAGGAGATCCAAAGCATTCTCGCACCAGGAGAACCTGCAGGATTACCGTTCTAGATGTTCCAACTTTTCGTTGCAGGAGAACCTAGACCTCAAGGGTCGAAGAAGGCATTCTCTCGAGGAGCTCACATAGTCCTAGTAGAAGCCAATAAGGATCTCCCTGCCTGGCGAGCGACCATGAAGCGAATGTTTGAACTCAAGATGATGGAGCTTGATTCTCAATTCGTAACGGCCGTCTCGGTCTCATTACAGTTCTGGCTTACTCGACCTAAATCAGTAACCAGGCAGTATGCAACGGGAACTTATGATATCGACAAACTAACGCGCGGAGTTCTAGACTCTCTGGAATCTGCCGGGGTAATCAAGAACGACAATCTAGTCGTGGATCTAACAGTCCGAAAGACTTATGCAGATACGCATGAATCAGGTGTCCAAGTGACCGTAATTCCCTTTGATAACGATTCCATAACGGCTGGCGTGTCGGAACTTGACCGAAAGCGTAAAGGCTACGTTTAGAGTATGAAAATACTATTCCTCGATCTAGAGACTTCGCCGAACCTGGCGCACGTATGGGGACTCTGGGATCAGAACATAGCAATCACACAGATAGAGCGTTCTACAGAAGTAATCTGTTGGGGAGCTCGATGGCTTGGAAGCGACAAAGTTATCTTCAAGTCAGTTCATCATCATGGTAAAAAGGCCATGCTTGACGAATTACATTCCATCATGGATGAGGCCGATGTTCTTATCGGATGGAACTCTGCAGCATTCGACTCTAAACACATCAAACGAGAGTTCATCGAGAACGGCTATCTACCACCAAGCCCCTGGATTGAACTGGATCTAATGAGAACTGTCAAATCACAATTCAAATTCCCATCTAACAAACTCGACTACGTAGCCCAGAAGCTAGGTGTCGGAGCTAAGGTGCAACACTCGGGATTCCAGCTTTGGCTTGACTGTATGGCCGGAATACCTAAAGCCTGGAAAATGATGAAGGAATACCAGATTCAGGATGTAAACCTTCTTATCGACCTTTACTACATCTTGTTGCCTTGGATAAGAAATCACCCACATCTAGGAGTTGCAGGAGGCGAGCAGCTTAGTTGCCGTAACTGTGCAAGTGAGAACCTCATCAAGTATGGCTATCGCTACACACAGCTAGGTAAGTATCAGCGGTATCTCTGCCAGGACTGTGGATTTAGCCTAAAAGGAGAGACAATCCTCACGGCTAGGCGATCATAACAATTAGATAACGAAACGATTCAAATGATTGACAACCCAACCACAGCAATAAAATTGAATTACCACTACACAGGAAGGAAACACATGAAATACCTACTAGAAGGATTCATGGCCTTAGCGTTTACTTTTGCTATGGGTTACATCTCCTACGAGACTAAAGACGCTTGGCCGCTTGTTGGAGCCATCTTTGTTGGAGCTCTTTACTTGATCGCAGACTGGTCAGACTAAATGGCCGGAAAGATTACAGACGAAGAACGCAACGCCATCATGTTTGAAGCTATGAAGTTACTACTCGATGACAACCTGGTCTGGAGTAATGACTTCGAGGAGGTTCGCCCGGCACTCGGATCGCTATTCCTAAGAGCCATGTCAGTTCCAGAACTGGCTGCATTACTAACCACGCTAGCAGTAAGGATAATCAAAACTCATGGATAACGAAGAACGCGAAAGACTCTCGACCGAAGCAATCGAGAACATCAAGAAGTTAGTTCCTAACTATGACAACCTAATGGACAACTTCAAGACAATGCTCGTAACTAGAGAGATGGAACAATACAACAAAGGCTGGGCAGGAGCTTACAAACACCTCAAGGACGAAATAGTAAAGAACATCGTTAGCGATGGAACTATCTCTACCAATGTGGATGTGAACCACCTAGAGAGAATCGTTAGGATCATCGAGGAAACTAAGTGACTAGCGAATGCCTATACTGCAACGAGGTATATGACCTCAAAGACCATTACGTTTGCCCGAATTGTGCAGTAAACACAAACACCAAAGGAATCACCGTCATTGTTAGTGATAAGGAGGAAGAATGAAGACACAATACACCAAAGGCTTTCAAGCTGGTATTGACTATGCAAGGAAGCAGCTACTCGAGTTCCTAAACGCTCACCACGATCTAGGAGACATTCTAACATTCGAGGAGATAATTGAAGAAGTAACTAAATGGGAAACCACAGACCTAGAACTATTGAGAGGGATATCAGATGGCAGACTGGCACGACACGACATTGTGGAGGAATGCAAGGGCTTATGCGAAGACTGTTTTGGAGCCGATCTGTGTCTCGTGTGCGAAGGAGCTAATAAATGAAGACTGGACAATCGACCACATCGTTCCACCCGGCAACGGGGAACCCAATCATGACATCAACAACCTACAATCGCTATGCCGATCCTGTAACGGAAGAAAGCAAGACCGGGTGCTCCAGCGAATCACTTGGAGAAACCCTAGGTTCTAGGGGTCAAGGTAAAGGGGTATGGCATAGGCTAGCCCTGGTAATCAATAGCCTCCTTCCATTGTGGTTGAGACCTATAAAGTCTAAGAGAGCTCATAGGCGGGCATACCTAGGGATACGTCATCGTATCTTCACGTATCGAATGTTATGGAGAAGCCATTGGAAGAATGCGCTACTTAGAAAGCTAGGCTTGAAATGACCTACCCAGTTTTTTCTGCGAGTTACGTTTCACCCCACGCTTCTCCAGGATTTTGCGCAGAACAGTCAAATTATCCGAAGATTGGAATGTAATGATTACTGAATCAATTCAGAACTGGTTAGATACGCTTGAGTTGAACCTCGAACAAAAAGTGTTATCGGGTTTATGCCTACGTCTGGCACAGTCCTTTGACCAACAAGCCAACACATCGACGGCAGCGGAACTTCGCAAGACCGTCCTAGAGCTTCAACGATCTCTCGGTGCCTCGTCCGCAGAGATTGACCCGCTGGAGAAGTTACTCACTCGCTAATGCTCCAGCTCCCGACTACTTTCACGCCTCCCCTTAGTAAAGACTTCATAACTGACGGGGATAAGCTCATAGAGTTTGCCAAGATCGCGTGGAGTAGCCCGGAGAGTCCCGACGGACTAGAACTTGACGAATGGCAGAAGTGGTTGCTTCGAGCAATCCTCGAACGCTATCCGGCAGACCATTCGACTTATCCGAACAGACTTAGATACAGACAAGTAGTTATCTCCGTTGGAAGGCAGAACGGCAAGTCTCTGCTAGCTGCAATCTTGGGATTGTATGGCTTGCTACTTCATGAAGTCGGAGCACAGGTTATCTCACTAGCCTCGAGCACTGACCAGGCAAACATTGTCTATAACCGGGTGAACTACGTCATCAATTCAAACCCATTCCTAAAGAAGAGATTCAAGAGAGCAACAGAGACTCGAGGAATAGTGACCTTTGACGGAGGAGGACGCTATGACGTCAAGGCAGCTAAAGAAGCAGCTCTTCAAGGTATCCCCATTAGCTTCTGTCTATTCGATGAGCTCCACTTAGCTAAAGAGGGAATGTGGTCAGCAGCCGTTCTTGGAACATCACAGCGTAAGGATGGAATCGTAGTTGGAATCACAACCGCTGGAGATCAGAACTCAAAGACTCTCATAGATCTATACAAGTCAGGCAAGGCAGCAGCTAACGGTGCTCAAGACCTAGAACGCTTTGGCTTCTTCTTATGGGAAGCACCGGAGAACTCAAAGGTCGATGACCCAAAGGCAATCATGGCAGCTAACCCATCGGTCGCTGCAGGTCGAATCGAAATGGAACAAGTTATCTCGGACTTAAAAACAATCCCGGAACACGAAGCCAGAAGATACAGACTAAATCAATTCATCGCAGGATCTACGAACTCATGGCTACCCGGAGACATCTTCCGAGCTGCAACTGGTCGAGGAGTTACTAATCTAACCGGAGGAGTCTTTGCCGTAGACATCACTACGAACTGGGGACACGGCACGATAGCTTATGCCAACGACATCGAAGACATTCACGAGACAGAATTGGTTATGTCTTTAGTCAGTCCTACCGAACAACAACTGTTCAATGAGCTAACATCGCTTTATAGTAAACACAGCCCGCGAGCGATAGCGTTGGATGATCGCCAGCTACCTGGACTTGCTAAGAGACTAAAAAACTCTGGCATTCCGGTCTGGACACTATGGGCTAAAGAAGTCTCTTCGGCGTGCTCGACTGTCTTTGCTATGTTTAGCACTGGCCTCGTTAGGCATAACAGCGATCCCCTCCTGGTCGCTCAAATGCCTAACGGGGTTGCTAAATACTCCGGTGAGAGTTGGTTTATAAGTCGTAAAGAATCACTTGGAGACATCGACGCAGTAATGGCAACCGTGTTAGCACTTTACGTTTCATCACGCGCACCACACGCAACAATAGGCGTGTTCTAGTCAGTGGTCTGTGGTATCCTTGAGTCCAAATGGCAACTATTCTTGATAGGCTCTTAGGACGCAAACCAGAAGTTCGTGCAGTCCAGCCTACAATCCCAACAAGACAACCTAGTATTGTCACGCCTAACACAGCTCTAAGCTTGACGGCCGTCTATCGCGCTATCCAAATCATTGGAACTCCAATTAGCAAGATGAGCATAAACACTTATCGCTTTGCAACTGGAGTGGAACTCAAAGTTGAAAACCCAGTTCTTGTAAACAATCCTTCTTTAGATCAGAACCGCAGAGACTTCTTGTTCCAGACTGTTCTCGATTTAGCTCTTCTTGGTAACTCTTATTGGTTCAAGCAATACTCTTCTAACGGCCAAGTAAACAACCTAACCATTCTTCCGGCTGGTTCCGTTATGCCTTCCTATCCTAAAATGCAAGATGGCACAATCGATTACTCAACAATCGTTTACGACTACATGGGTAAGCGTTACACCAAGCGCGAGATTGAGCACATGAGAATCTTTAGCCAGGCAGGTCAGCTTGTTGGTATCTCACCAATCGCTTCTTGCTACAAAGACATCTCCGCAGCTCTCGATCTAAGAGACTACGCAGGAAACTGGTTTACCGCAGCGGGAGTTCCAACCGGAGTTCTAAAGACTAACCAGATGTTGAACAAAGCAGAAGCCGAAGAGGTAACAGCTAACTGGCACAACAAACAGCAGAACCGTCAAGTTGCAGTTCTAGCTAATGGCTTTGACTACCAGCAAATTGCTCTCTCTCCTAGAGACGCACTATTCACCGAAGTTCAAGATCAGCAGACCCAGAACGTAGCCAGGCTCTTTGGTATCCCCGCTAGGTTGCTTCTAACTTCTATTCCAGGATCTAGCGACACTTACACAAACTTATTGGACGAGAACCAAGTTTTCTATCGCCACACTTTGCTTGCTTACACAGACGCAATCACAGACGCACTTAGCAACTGTCTACCTAGAGGCAACCGAGTCGAGTTTGACTTCGAGCACCTATTC